CTTTTGTAGACATGAAGACAATAACACGATCTATGTCTCCTTCTTTTGCTCTTAAAGCAGTAGCAACGTGTCCTTTATGAGGTGGTTTGAATGCACCAGGATATAGAGCAACTTTCTCTACAATTTCCTCTAATAGGATAGATTTCGCTATTTGGTTACCTATTTTTTCTGGGTTCATGAGAAGAACTGTTTTACTCTAGATTTTGCCTCGTCTTTAGATACGGAATTTGATTTGATATCTTCTACTTTATCTGATTCTACAAAATCATTAATTTGTTTCTCTAATTCTGCTTTTGAAGCATCAGAACGAGCTTGTTGTTTATCGGTTTTTGGTTTTGTATCAGTTGGGGCATAGGGTGTAAGATATTTATCTATTAAATCTTCTAAAGATTTCATAGATTCTCCTTTTTCTAATGCTTTATCGTTTACAACCGATACAAAATTGTTTCCAAATTCTTTTTGATACAACTCGTAGTTTTGAGTTATATTATTCCAAGTACGAAGTACGATAGCAGGTGCTAAACTTCTGTCTTTTCCACCTGAACGATCAAATCGTGTATCATTTCGTTCTAGTGCTTTTTCTAGTGAAGCAAATACATATACCATTAATACATCATAGCCTAGTTCTTCTAATTCAGCCTTCAATTTTAATGTAGGTCCAGAAGAAGCAGCTGTTCCATCTAAGATAAAATTCTTTTTACCTAAGATAATTTCACGTGTCATTGGGCGAAATTCCTTATTAGCTGCAGCCATTGCTTGTGCTGCTTTACTTCGATCTTCAGCATTTGCATTTTTTAAATCTAAAGATACATTTAAATCTTTTAGATTACGCATGTAGAAATCATCTACATTTAATATTAAAGCATTCTTTACACCTTCGATAAACGAAGATTTACCAGCTCCTGGAGAGCCAGCAAGTATAAGTGCCTTAGGATTAACGGATTGTTCTAAGATTATATCTCGTAATTTATACATAGGGTTACATTGTCAACATATAAATATACGAAAAGATACTGAGGAAGCCTAGGATTTTTTAATAACTGTTGGCCATTTTTCTGAGATAGGTTTAAGATTAGGGTTTTCTAAATCAAATAAAGCGCGTACATGAGAATATATCTCTAAATTTTCATCTACAGTGCGGGATGATTCATATACTTCCCATTTTTTACCTTTAAGTCTTTTACCAGTTTTATCTGGTCCTCTTGATTTAGATTTTAACCAAAGTACACCAACTCTATCTACTTTTTGATCATAGCATTCTTCAAAACAGCGCGTATAAATCGCTGTCTGTAGGTCATACGTCGTCTGTAGGTGGTTGGATGTTTTTAAGTCGATTACCCACAGTTCTCCGTTGATTTTACATACAAGATCGCATGTTCCAGCAACCTGGAGTGTATCAGAGTATAAAAATACTTCTGTTTCTAAAAGTTCAGCTCCACTACTTTTCCAAAAGTCTACAAATGCTAAAAACATCTTCCAAACTTTAAGATCGTATTTAGGATTACCATCTTCACCCATTAGTTTAATTTCTTTTCCTAATAGATAATCTTCAGCTAAGTTATGTACTATTGTACCTTCATCGGCTGATTTTTTGGCTATATAGTCGGCATTCATTCCTACTTTTTTAAGCCATTCTTCAAAATGTCTACCCTTAGGGTAGTAGGATAAAACATAAGTTACAGAGGGGTATGTTTTTTCCCCATCCTCATAAAAACGAGAATCATTTGTTGTAATCTGCGTAAATGTTCGATTGTATTCCTGTTTAGGGAAATTCGCTTTACGTAATATCATATAGATAGTTTTAAATTAAGGAGGGAAGAAAATGTAAATTCTTGTGCCTCCTGTATTTTATTTGTAAATAGAGCAAACCCCATATCGGCGGGATCTTTATCATCTAATTCTACTACAAATAATTTTTTACCTGCTTTTAAGAGTTGTTCAGCTATTTTATAAGTTGCCTTTATAGCATCACTGTCTAAAGCTAGGTAGACTTTTTTTACTTCTGATGTAACTAATTTTTGCATTAGTTTTCTTGAGATATTTTTACCAAATAAGGGGATAGCATTTCGTTTTATAGCAATAGCATCAAATGCACCTTCACATAACACAATAGGTACATTCCAATTTATCATATTTTCAAACCCTATAATGTTTTTATCTGAGGATGGTGCATCATATTTTCTAGATGGTTCCTTTTCAAATGAACGTGCTACAAAATACTCCAATTGACTTTCGGCATTATATGTAGGTATAATAATTTTATTTGCATAACGTCCATTTTCACAATATCCAATTTGATATTTTAAAACATCAACCATTGTTAAACCTCGTTTTTTAAGGTATGCTAAGGCATGTCTAGCGTGTATGTCCGATTTAGTTAGGTTATATAATGGTTTGTATTCTTTAGGTAATTCTACACTACTACTAGCTACTATAGTATCATATTTGTCTGTTGTACCTAATATTTCACTTAATTGAGTACGTTTTTCTTGTGATACTTTTAAACGTTTAAATAAACCAAATAGGGTTTTTCCTTTAGCATCACAAACCCAACAATGCCAAAAATTTTCATTTTTCTTATTAGGGATCAAATTAACCTCTAGTTTTGGGGTTTTATGATTACAAAAAGGACAGTTAAAAGAGTGGTTACCTCTAGCTGTAGGATTACTTCTACCTAAAACGGATTGAACTAATCCAAGTAATATTTGATTAATCATTAACTAAAGTTAGTGTTTCTTTTCGACAAGGATATATTGTACCATCTTTATGTTTTACTTGATACCAGGTATTTATAATTGTCCCCCATTGTACTTTTTCTATATCTTTTAACACCCCTTCTAAAGGTTGACCTGCAAAATTAAAACTAACAGTATCTCCTATTTTTATCTTTTTTCGAGCCAAAAAATATTTTTGGTTCAATATACGTTAAGTATTTGGGTTTACCAAGTCTTTTCTGAAGAATTTACCTAAAATATTATCGTTTATATATTCTGTGTTTTCAAGTACGTTATTACAGAATTGATATTTTGTTTCTAGGTATGTAAGATGTTTTTTGTTAAATGCAAATTCTAGTATTTCACGTGAAAAATCTTCTTGTTTACCTTCTAATAGTAATTGTTTGATTTTTGTGTGTGAACCATAGTAGGTTTGCCAGTCACTTTCTTTAACTACTTTACGTTTGCGTTTAGCACCTTTTAAAGGTGGTAAAGTACGATTAAAAAATAGTACCTTTTTCCCTAGATATTTTTCTTTAGTTGGAATATAAGTAGCCTCGTAAATGAAACCAAATGTATTTTCGGGCATCTGTTCGATGCTCCCTATAACCTCTCCTTTATATAACCACATATTGTGTTTTTATTGATCGTATCTAATTACGAACGTTGTATCAGTTTTAGTTGATAATAATGTAGGTTGTGCTAATTTACCTACTATTAATAGTTCATTTGCTTCGTTATATAATCCTATAGTTGTAACGTAAGGTTGAAAATCCGAGCCTGTAGCAAAATCTCTTAATGAGCCTGAAGTGTCCGTTGTTATAGTCGGATTTTGGCTCATATTGAATTCATTTTGTTCAATAGTACATACAAGTTCGTTTTCGTAAACTGTATATCTATTTTTAAATGATAATTTATTTGGTCCTACTGTTAAAGCCATAGTTAAGTTCGAAAAGTGTGTGTGATAATACCATTTTGAAAGTATAAAAATTGTTGAGCTGGTTTGTTATAAGCCCATCCTGATAAGTAGTAAAAATTGAAGGAACCGTATCTAAAGTATTGACCCGTTGAAGAATCTATATAATATGTTCTATACCTATAGTCAGGTGTTACTTTAGCATATCTTTTTGATGAAGGTGAAATTGATTCCCATCCCTCAGGTCCAAAATCTTTAAAACCGCCATAAAGTGGTAAAAGTGGTTGATTTCTAAATACGTCAGTTGAACAATCTTGTGTTGCTATAAACTTACCTCCACTAATTAAAAATATTTTACTAGGTTTTCTTCCAGCACCATTGTATTGCCAAAAATATCCAGATCTTCTATATCCAAAAGAGTCTATTAGAGTATTATTTTTAAATGTATAATAACGTGAGCTACTAAACCATGAAGTTCTTTTACAAGCTTCAATAGCAGTAGGAGTGGAGGAGGTAGATAATCTATATGAATTAGTAGGGCAATCACCACTACCAAAACCTAAACCAAAAGTGTATCCCTGTTTATTTACTTTTAAAAATCGAGTTTGGTTTATTAGTATATAATTATCTTCATTAGGATATGTAGCTTTTCTATCAGCTAAGGCATCAGCTTGGGTATTATATAAATAATTATTAAATAAATAATAAGTTCTTTCTCTAAAATTTCGGGTAAAATTACAAATTTCTGCTTGGGTAGAAAAAGGAGATGTACCAAATACAAGTTCCGGGACAGCAGTTGGAGGTGCAACTGCAGGAGGAGGGGTATTAGCTAATAAAGTAAAGGTTGTTGTTGATGTAGTTCCTACAGGGGGTAATTCTAATTGTTGGATTTTAAAGGTTAATCCTTTATCAGGAACAAATGTACTACTATTTTCAGTTTTATCAGTTCCTCCAAATCCTCCTCCAGAAGTAAAAATTACTCTATTTTCATCATTTGTTCTTCTTTGGATATAATTACCATAAGTATTTTTAGCTCCCCCTTTTATAGTAATATTTAAAGGGTCAGCTTTACCTGTTGTTGACCAAGAGCCAGGATTAGCAGTTTCTACATAATTGTAAGTTACTGAAGCTCTAGGGGCTATATTATAATTTTGATTTCCTCTTTCACTTCGTATTTCTACTTTCATAGTAGTAGAATAGTTATTTGTAAAAACTATATTTGCATTTCCTCTAGGAGGAGAAAGAGGGTTAAAAGTAAAGGATAGTGGGGATGAATCGGGAGAAGGAGTAGGACCACTACATGATGTAAATGCCTTAAAATATACAGTTCCACTTACAAATGAAGAAGTAATAGGAATTGTATTTCCAATTGAAGCAGAAAATATTTCAGAATTAGCAAAACTTTCATTGTTAGCAACTGAAGCAGTTATATCTAAGGGGGGATTAAACCCAGATTGAGTAACGTAAGTTATTTCAAATCTTCCTCTTAAAGATCCAGTATTTAAACTAGTAAGTAAAGGTACTAAACAATCTTCAAATCCAATTTCGCATGTTTCTGGATCAAATGATCTATTATAGAATGTTACATTGTCTAATGAAGCACTAAAGGGAGTAACAGTTAAATCTCTGTCATAAGAAGCCGATACTACACTACCAGATTGTGGACCTGTTGTGAAGAATTGTTTTACTGTCGGTATTCTTTTGTAGCCTGTATTAGCCATAAATTACGTTATCTATAAAATATTTTCCTACTGCAACTGCTCTATTGTCTATTTCTGCCTGGGATCCTGTTGTAGCATTTGGTGACAAAAATAAATAGTAAATACGGTTAACATCTTGTATATTTTCTAATCTTCTAGAGAATATTTCTCCTCCTCCTATACCTGTTGGTAAAGGCATTGTTGTATTTTCATCTTCATGTATTATCATAATATACATAAGATCATGTTCCATTTTCTGAGAGCCAGCATAGATTGTATAATCTCTGTGGGTATAGGGATCTAAATTGGTTCTGGTTCCTATAGGATCACTTGAAAATTGTGTTGGGTCAGTATACGAATAAGCTTCTAAAAATCCAATATGATCTATATCTGCTGTTAATAACCACATTTTATCTTCTCTTTGAGTAAAATAATATGCATTATCAGCTCCAAAGTAACTTGCAGATACAGATCCACTCCAAATAGATCCACTAGTATATTCTACATTTGATCCAGAAACGGTGTTAAATATATTTCCAAATGCATAAGTAGGTCTAAATAATTTTTTATTAGGACCTATAAAGCTACCTGTACTACCATAAAGAATATCTGTAAATTCATCGTTTCTAGCTATAAAATTACTACCAGATCCATCTGCTATAGCAGTACCCCCACTTCCTGTTAAAGATAAATTTTCAACACTTGCTGTAAAGTTATCTCTAATTTTTGATAAAGGTATTTGTCTATCAAATTTAAAGTTTATATTAGTAGTTTCTTCTTCAGTATTAACTTTAGATACTGTTAAATGTAAAGCTTCAATTGAAGCTGAGTATTCTAAACCAAATGCTAGGGAAACATCTAAGTTTTGATCGAAATGAGACAAATTAGCATTTCCAGATATAATTAAGGAATTAGTAACTTCACTTCCAGTAACATTAGCAGCACTACCACTTGTATCACTAGATCCACTATATTCTCTTCTTAAATAAAATGCATCATTAGACCCAGTAAATATATCTATAAATAAAGTATCATTAGTATTATATGAATAACTACCAGTAGCACTTCCTGAAGTAGCTAATTCAACAGGTGTTTCACTTCCAGATCTGATTTTTACTGTTACCCATTCTGCTCCTGTAGGTTCATTAGTGTAAAAATTAAGATTACGTTGTGCTACACTACCTGTACCGTCTTCACAAAAAGTATCTATTACTTCCCATACTCTTCCATAAATTTCTTGACTTTGAGTATCAGCTGAACATGAGATTGAATCTTGAATGGAAACTGTTACTGAACTTGAATTTAAACCTTCACCATTTAAATCAAACTCATAACTATTTGTAACACTTGCTGTAAACAAGTATTCTGAAAAGGGAGTTGAAGCTGTTATATTATATGGAGGGACACCACCTGTAAGATCATTAATAAGTAATATAGGATATTCTTCATTACTATAAGTTACATTAGCCGTAAATTCGATTTTAGCTGAGGTAGTTATTTCATAATTAAATCCATAAATACACCCATCATCATCTGTAATATTTAAAATATAACTTCCTGAGGGAACATTGTATAATTCTTGTGAGGTAGTTGTAAAGCCATTAGGACCTGACCATTCAAATTCAAGGGGTTCTTTACCTCCCTCTAAATAAACTTTCTCAGTTCCTCCATTATCACTCCCCGTTTCTTGAGTGTCCATGTCTGCATCATCAAATTCAATTATTCCAGTAGATGAACCAAAACAATCTATATGGTCTATTAAATAACTAACTGTTACAGGAGCAGTTTTAGTTACTTCCATTTGAGAAACAGATGTACAATTATTAGCATCTTTTATTATTACATTGTAAGTTCCTACTGATAGGCTAGGGAATGTAGCAGGTAAACCTATAGCATTATCAAATGAAGTAGATAATGAAGCCGATAAAGAGGATGTGTCTCCTAAATAACCATCACTAGCACTAATTAATATAGCACCATCGGTTGTACCACAAAATGAAACATCATCTTCCCATATTGAACATGATATTCTATTAAATCCAGTATTAATAGAAGCAGTTGATATTGAGCCTTCATAATCTTTAACATATATTACTTGTGATCTAGTTGGAAGTATAGATGCAGTAATTATAGGTTGGAATAAATCATCTATAGGAATGTATGTAGAGTTATCTACTGACCAACTATAAGGAGGAACTCCTTTATCTACTGAAAATGTTACTGAAGATGAGATGTTGTCAGGGTTAAGATAACATGCTTGGGTTACAGAGTTTATAGTAAATTCTAATGGATCAGCATTTATATTTAAAAATATAGACCCAGTATTACTTACTAGTCCTAAATTATTTTGATAAGAATATTGTAACCTATATTCACCAGGAGTTACACTAGTTTGATTAGGGGTAATTACAATATCTCCACTACTACTTACACTATAATCCGGGAATGTATAATCAGGGAATGGGAAGGTAACTACTGAAGTAGTATCTATTTGTAAACAGTCATCAAAATCATTAGCTAATATTAATAGATTTTTTTCTTCTTGTGTATTAATTAAATCGTAATAATCATTTTTAGCTACAGGGTTACCTTCTATAAAACAGATATAATCTTGATTTGTAACAACTGCTACCCCGTGTCCATAAAAAATATTACCAACATTAGGTACTTGATCATTAATACTTAATCCGGCATACTTTGATATTGGATCGGAATATTGTGCAGACAAATATTCAGCTCTAAAAGCTTCATAATCAAATAAATTTCCCTGACCATCGTCTGCTATATAAAAATTAGAACCTGAAAGTATAAAAGAATAAGGTTTAATTCCTTCACCATATTTGTCTTTAGGAATAGATATTATTCTAACTCTAGCGGCATTATCTTGAAAGTAAACAGCATTACCATCATAATATGAACCTGTAGGATCATCATAGTTAAATTGTAAAGCTGTAAAATAAGGAAAATTTTTAAAATTAGGATATGACCCAGAGGCCATAGTATTTTGTTCATAATTTATATATGAAGAAGTATGCCAAAAATAATTTATATTGGTGGCATATAAAAGATCATTAGAAACAGGGAGTTGATCTAATGAAGATGCTGTTATGTAATTTTCATAATATAAATGGCGAATAGATTCAAATAATAGTCTTCTATAATTTCCATCTGTAGTAAGATTATCATTTACTGGATCAAAAGGATTTTTTTCTGATACAGGAATGTATTCACCAACGTAAGTTTGTATATTATTATCGGAATAAGATTCTGAAGTAAACTCATATTGCTTATTAGCAACATAAGGTACTGATTTTATATCAGACGGATTTATCTTTTTGTATGCAAAACTCATTCATTAAAAATCTAATTTTACTCTTACTAGAGCTTCTTTTGTGAAATCTTTAACTAATGGTTTTGATAATTTAGCTACAGATAGTAATTCAGTAGCATCATTATATAAACCTACAGTTGTTATAAATGTTTGGGGGTTATTAATTAAACTTGAGTATACAAATTCTCCACTACCACTAATCATAGAAGGGTTAGTTGAATAATTAAAATCTGTATTTCTTACTCTTACAAATATATAATCTGATGTTATAGTTTCTTCTGAATTGAGTGAAAAGGTTTGGGCTAATTTTATTGATTCAAACAGGTTACTATTGTTATTTACAAGAGCAGTGTCTGTTAAATCATCACTAAGTATTAGTCCTACTCCTCCTTGAGAAGCAGATAAGGCTAATGCTCTTGGATTTAAAAGTATTAAACCTACATCAGGTAAAAATTTTCCATAAGATCCAGAAGGTGTATAACCAGGAGTTACACTTTCAGTTACACTAACATCTACAGCACTACCATTAGTACCACTTACAATATCAAATATTCTACCAGCATCTGTAAAAGTTAAGGTAGATACATCTTTAGAATTATCAGTTAATTGTATACGAGAAATTTCAGTACCATCTGATCCAGATAATACTAAATTAAATGTACCAGGGAATAATTTTTCTTTATATCTTGCTCTATTGATATTTAATACATAAATGTCTCTAGAATTTGTGTTTCCGGTTCCAAAACTAAAGTTTGTATTTTCATCGCCATTTACTAAAGTTCTAAATTGACCATAGGTTACTCTAGAAGGAGAACTTCCTGTTACTAAATTATTATAGGGTGCAGAACCTGAACCTTCTAATTCTCCATAAGCAATCGAAAACTGAATTTCAGAATCTGATCTTACGGAACTAGTTTGGTAAACATCTAAATATGTGTTAAAAGAAGATGTTTGAGAAGAAGTGAAAAATTTGTTTAGAATAGGTTCTCCACCTGTCCACAAAGTAGATGTGATAGAATCCGCACTAACTACAAAATCACTAGCATTTAAACTTACGAAGCTCATAATATTACGATGTTACTTTTGTTATATTTAATGGGATTGTTAATCTTGCACCTGAATCTCTACCTGTTACGGTTAAAATTGTATTCAATGTATTAGCAGTTCCAAATAATGTATTAACTGTAGTTGCAGTTAGGTTAATTGTAGTTCCAATTACTGTTCTTGATACATTAGTACCAATAGTAGAGGTTGAGTTTAAAGTAGAAGCATCATTAGTATTTACACCTACTCCTTCAAAGTTAGATAAAGTTCTAGAATCTCCAATTGTAACTACATAACCACTAGATTCAAATGTTGAATCTGTACCTAGATAATTTAAGGTTTGAGGTGTAATTGAAATTGAAGCACCTTGTTTTAGGGTAAGAGTTGTATATCCCAATTCTAATACAGGTAGTTTAGCTGTACCTCTTGGTAAAGTAATGAGTTTATATTTCATTACTTGAGTTTCATCTGGGAATGCTTCAAGGATGGGCATATTTTCAATTGCCTCACCGTAAAATGCAGAACCAGATGGGTGGTTTGGATTATACAGTGTATAATCGATTTCGTCATCTGCTAAAGAAAATTGTGTAATTCTAAAGGAGCCATCATTTCGAGCTAACAGCTCGCGTCCTTTTTTAGTGAGGATGGCATCAACAGTAACTGTAGTGTTATTTAAATATCCCATGGTTTATTCTTGTTGTATATAAATATAATATTTTTTAATTTTATGAAATTAGATTCTGTGATTTTAATTCTTTTATAATATTACCTGCTCTTTCTTGAAGAGTTTTTGGTATATCAGCAGGTAAAACGATACCTGTTGACGTCTGGCCGGGTTGTTTTTGAAAATTTAAAACAATATTTGTTTCATCTTCTGTTTTCCTTAAAATAATAAAGCGTTTGATTTGTCTTGCATCTTCGGGAGTAGTAGAAGAGGGAAAATCTTCACAAGCACGAGCTGGTATATCCCTGTCAAATTCAATAGATAAACGTCTTGTATTAGTTACTTCGTCTCTAGGTATAATATTAACTCTTTTTACTTGTCTTTCAAATTCTATAGGAAATTCACCACTACCAGAACCTGCACTTCCTCCTTTAACATCTACAAATCTAAATAGATCCCCTTTTCTAATAGCAAATTCTTCATCTACTACACCAAATGAATCTGATCCACTTATAAATACAGACGAGGTTTGTATAAAATCACCAAACCAATATGACATTGAAACTGAAGCTGTTAGTATATTAAAAGAACCTGTATTGTTTCTTACAAAGAAGGCATTTCCATTATTAGCATCACCACCATCAACAATACTAGAAGTTAAAGATATTACTGGATCTGAGGGGAAGTAATAAGTATATTCAGGTTCTGAGTATCTTAATGCGCTATTTCCTATATTAATAGAAGCACTATTGAATTCGGGAGAAGAGAAATTTGATTCAAAATATCCTCCCATTGGAGAATTAGCTTCATTTAATAAAGCTTCTATAGTATTTGTATTCTTAGGTAAAATTACTGAGTTGCTAATATAATATGTAGCTTGTAGTAAAGCAAAACTTCCAAGATTTTGAGAGGAAGAAGCAATAGGGGCTACTCCATTAAAGGGGTTCCAAGTTATATCAGTTATATCAGCAGATGAATTTTTAGGTATATTAAGTTCTAATATTAATTGACCTTCGATATTAACTAATAAATCGTTATCCCACCAAATAGTAGATTGGTTAATAGGAGTATTACGAGTTAAAGTAACACTTGGAAAGCCTCCTACTGAAACAGCATTACTGCTACTTTGGATTTGAAGAGTTCCTAAATTAAAATCTCCTAATTGGATATATTCTCCTCCTAAACTATCTGGGAGTTGTTCTAAATCTTCTTTAGTGATATTAGTAATAGATCCTGTAGTAAATTTATATACTAATGTACTACTACCTGTTGGGTTTTGTAAACAAGGTAAATATCTAAAACCACCCGCATATACTGGTTTTAACCCATCAAGATATTTTTGATCTGAAAACTGTTGATTATTATCTAACGAAATGTTAGCTTGTTTTTTAGCGTTGAATATATTTTGTACTTCAAAAATAGTTTCATTTTTACGAGTTAACTCAGTAATATTTGATCTACCATCAATTAAGTATTTAATATACACATTAGATCTTCCAGGGAAGAAAGAACCAGTTTCAACTACTTCAGAGAAATAAGCAAATTTAAGTGAATTTAAATCTATTGCTGCGGTTGAACCATAAGAAGTATCGCCTAAAGTGTATTCATTATATAATTTAGATATAGTTTTACTTCCTAAATAACGTGGATTAATATTACGTAATAAAGTATAATTACTATCTTGAATAGGAGCATCTAAGAAAGCAGTATCAGCTTCTGTGATTTGACCAAATGATCTACTTGTAATAAACCCAATATTAACGGGCGTAATTACATTTGAAGAGTAATCAACATCCATATATTGATCTGATTTTCGGGCTTCAGAAATATTATTTAATATAGGATTAAGAGGGGAAAATGAATAAGAAACAGAAGTTGAAGCATCTGGCTCTAGATTAAAGAAACTTTTTTCTATAGCAAAACTTCTACTAGGTAATTCATAAGCTGTAATTTCACTACCACTATATTCTCCAGTAAATGGTTCTCTATTATCTGTAAAGTTATAAATCACTCCAGAAGCAGTGATTGTATTGGCTGAACTTGAAGGGATTTTTACTTCAGCTGTGTAACTTGTATTTAATGGGGTACCCATTGGGGTTGAACCTTCTACATTAACCATATCTATAGATCCCGAATAATCTATGTATGTAAATGCAGGTTCAAATTTTTCAGTTTTATTTCTTTCTAAAATATGGGGTTTAATTACTAAACCAGTATTAAGTAATGTTTTTGCAGGTACAAAATCTTTAATCATTCTAAATAAAGAACTATCAAAATAATTTAGTAATCTAATTAGGGCATTAACATTAGTTTTCTTATAATACTTTTTAAAATAAAAATCTCTTAATTCATTTAATTTTGGGTATGATGTTGATGAAGCAAGAGTTGGATCCCCAATATATTCATCTATATCAAAAAACCCTATTTGATTTATAATATCATTATCGATACTGTTTTGAGTTGAAAAAGCTATTTCAGCTATATCAAGATCAGCAGTATAAGGGTTTCTAATTTGTTCTTGTACACTTATATATGGTGATAAAGTAGACCCTGAAGCAATTGGATATTGTTGAGATCTAATTTTAATTTCATTTTGAGTAAAAGCACCTATATCTGGTCCTTGTACTATATCAACATTACTATTTGTTACAAAACTATTAGTAGTAAAATTAGTAATATTTCCATAGTTTACTGTAGACGAACCCGTACCTAAAAATGATGCCGTAGGTGCAAATGAACCTGTAGACATTGGGTGAACAGTATATATTTTATTATCACCATCAGATCCTGATATGTTATTATAGTTTCCTAAGGGTAATCTATAAATTAAATTATAATATGAGGATGTTATATCATTATCAACATAAGATGTTGGATTTAATACGTGTTGGTCAAAAGTTTGGCTTGATAAACTAGTAGAAATCCAATATCTAAATTCTTGAAAACAGCCATCAAATATAACACCATCTTTAGCTATAACATTGCTACTGCTAGCACCACCTAGAAACCCATATAATTGATTATTTTCTGTATCAAATGTATAATTGTTCCAAGCTTCATTATATGAAGCAGATGATGATCCAGAAATGGCTAAACTAGCAGAACCTTGAAAGTCAATAAAAGTATTAATTCCATCATAATTTCCAGATTTAACTTCTACAGAATAAGTTACATCATTTGAACCAGTATTATTTAAGTTTAAAGAGGTTGGAGTTCTATCTAATTTTAGATTCCACCATCCACTCCCAGAGAAAAAGGGTAAATATATAGGTTCTGTTGAAGTATAACCTTGAGAACCAGACATTATTAGTCTTAATTCACCATATTCTTCAAAATTACCACCACCTCTAGCAGCGTTAGAAGCTGAGGGGTAGAGTAATTGTAATCCAAATTGGGATGTTGAAGGTGAATTATTTACTTGAAATAGGGATTGAGTATAATAATTACTTGAAGAAGGTATACCATTTGATTTAAATCTAAATTCTATAGTATCAGGTACTTGATCTTCAGCTAAAATACCGTTCCACCAACCTTCAATATTATTCCAATCTTGTTCAACATCTTCCCAATATTCAGGAATTATAGGATATAAAGTAGGTAACCATGGAACTTCTACTACACTTGATGTTTGAGTAGCAAATGCATAACTATCTACTTCATGTAATTGTGTTACCTTTCTTATATTTTTCTGGTTTCCCCCATATTCATTTATTCTTAAAATTGAATCAGCAATCCCAAAACAATTTAAAAGAGCTCTTAATCCTCTATAGGTACCTTTTGTTTTAAGTAAATAAGGTAAATTATGATATATACGTTTATAAACTTCTTTATTTACATCATCATAAGTAATAAGTTCATTAGAGGCGGATATATAATTTTCTACTCTTAGGGAGCCTGTATCAGGAACTAGTGAACCCGAAGGGCTTAGACCTATTAAAGCAGAAAATAAATTTTCATCTGTTTTATTAGATGTATATAGTTTTACACCTAAAGAGCGTAAAGCATCTGCTACTAAATCTTTAGATATACCATAATCTGGTCTATTATCAGCGACTTTTATATCACCTATAGCTTTAGAGTAAGTCCAAATATAGTCAAAATGTTGACCTAACATTGCTACAAGTAATTCTAAATTATTATTTTGTGGATCATCTTTAATATAAGATGGAAGGGTATTCCAAATATAATCTCTATTATCAGAATCATAAAATGAAGCTGATAGTATTTGACCTCCATAATAATCACTTTCTTCATTTATAGACCCATACCATACTGAAGATGAAATTGAATTTACGGGATAATTTATATAAGGAGCAGTTGAGTTTGATTTAGGCCACGATTTAGAACCTGATTCGTAATATAAGAAATATTCATAATTATCAAACTGTTCAATTAAAGTATTTATATTTTCTTGAAGTGAAGCTTTAGATGCAGAAATAAAAGAGTTATCTGTTAAAACATCAGCTCCTTTTAAATTATCTAAATCATTTTGATAATTTTGAATTAAAGTTAATTTGTATTTAAAATTTTCTAATCTTTCGTAAGCGGAAGAAAAATGAACAAAATTAGAATATTCATCATGATCTACACTAATATTTATACTTTTTTCTTCTAAAACAGATTTTAACTGTTGATACGAAGATGTAAGTGTAGTATCTATTAATTCGTTATAATTAAAATACTTAGTATTAAAACCTGTTTGAGTATTTAATTCAATATTTGTATTTGGACCTCTTAAGTATTCAAATTGTTCTTCTTCAACTTCAGGAATAAACTCAATATCAACATTAAATGATATAGAGTCTGAGATTTCTTCTACAAACCAAAAAGTATCTTTTAAACTTAAATCTGTTGGAAGGGGTTCATATAATTTAATAAATAAACTAGGTTCTGCCTGGTTTGAATTATCTAATAAACTATTAACTCCAATTAAAGTTCTATTATCACCAAAGTTTAAAAGAAAATCTGAGTAGAAACTTTTACCTTGTTTTGATACTAAGTAATTAAAATAAGATGTACCTAATTCATCATAAGATAAATCATTAGTAACTACTCTAATCTCAGTTCTATCTGATGAAATTTCTTTAATAAAGAATCTTCTATCGGGATTACTTAAAAATAAAGGTCTATAAAAAAAGTATGAAGGATTATATTTTCCTAAATTATACCCTAATCCTTTTAAATCCCTTTCAGGATCGATAAAAATAGTATCAAATAAAGAACTATTTTCTATAGTATTTTGAGTGGTATAATTACTAAAATTATAAAGAGATCTTAAAAGTTGATTATTAGCATTATATATATGGAGTTCTACAACATCCTGTTCGGCACCAAATTCTCTATTAATATCATACCCATTTAATAAAGATTGGTCTTTACTAACGTAATCCTGATTTGAGTAATCAGTTAAGGAATTTACAACACTAATTTTTTCCATTAAGTATTACTGCTTAAGTTAACAATTTCTTGTTGAGATGTTAATAATTGTACTCTCAAATCATTTATTTCGTCTAATAAAGCTTGCATTTCATCCGATTGGCCTGTTACTCCTATATAAGAGGAACTTCTTTTAACAAGTTCTTCATGAGATCCAAAATTACCTTTTCTTGGAATTTCAAAAAATAATCTATCATATTCTTCAAAAAACTCAGCTACGGTCATAGGTTCTTCTATTTCAGTAACAGCCTCGGGGGTAACTAACTCTCTAAACTCTGTATCTACTACATTAGGATAAGAGATCTTACCATATACCGTTTTATTTAATCTCACTTGCTGTTTAGCCATTATCTAACTACTTTAAAATAGTTTCCTTTATCTTCAATTACTAGAGTTTCATCTCCAATAACTGTTTTAACCATTAATTGATAATATCTTTCTGGTTCTAATCCGTCCATATAAACTGTAAAGTAGTTACTACCACTATCAGCACTTATTTTTGTGTATGAAGTATCGAAATCAACTACCATTTCATCTGTTTTAGCGTCCTTTAGACCCCAATATGAAGATGTAGGTAGTGCTTTAGCATTTAAATATACTGAACTGGTTTGGAAAGCCCTAGCAGGGTATTTATCTCTTGCTTTTACTCTAAAATTATATATTCCACTGTCTTCAAATTCGCTTTTTAAATTTGTAAATGCTAATACAAAATCGCTTGAAGTTACAGCAGTTAATGGTGTAGCGTATGAGCTATCATCCCATTTAAATTCTAGTTCAGGTGGGTATATAGTGTGAGTATCTACGGAAAAATAGCTAGTATCAACGTATGAAGCAGAGAATTCGATACTCCCGGTTAGTTTAACTATAAAACCGTGATTATCAAGTGATCCACTATTCCATTCTTGTACTATGTTGGTAACATCCATTGAGATGTCTTTAGTACTATCATAGGTAAAATCTTGAGTGCCTGAAACAGAAGCAGTATAATCACCACCATCTGTATCCCAAGCACCAGAACCTGATTCTAATCTCCAACCCCATGAACAACCATTATCGGTTTTGGGGGAATCTGCTGATCTACCTGTACCCATATTCCAAGATTGAGATATAGGGAATGTTTCAATTGTATAATCTAAGGGGGCAACAGTAGCGTTTGCCAAGTATAAATTTAAGTTACTTTGGAAAGCCGCGTCGCCTATTTTATTTGTAATAATATCGCTTATATCCGTTGTTTTAAACTGAATTAGCGCACGTTTAACGGCAGGAACATCACCTTGAGCTGATGTATCGAGGTTAATAGCGTTTGTATTTGAAACCTCTAATATTTCATCTCGTCCTGTATTTTGAGCAGGATACTTAGATGATATATAAGCATCTTTTTCGGGAAATATTTTATATACTGCCATTTTCTTAGTTTGTTACTACCCTACCATTTATATCAGTAGAAGGGAATTTTAATTCAAATATAGAAGGATCTAATGAAGGGTAAATAACTTCATTTATAGTAGCTCCTCTTATATCATAAGCATATTGTGAATAGTCATTACTAGTTCCTACTTTATTTATTATTTCTAATTTTTTAATAGTTTGAACACCATCTACATTATCAATTAAATTACGAACATTGTTTAATAATATAGGTTGATTTATTTGCCATTTATCTATATCAAAATAATTAGTAATAGCATTAATACAATTATTAATAACTACTCTATTATTATAGTTAGGTAGTAAAATTATATCAAAATTAATTCCTATATTAATTATAAAAGCATCTTTAATTACTACAGCATCTGTTAACATTCTATATTCACCTAAAAAAGTAATTAGGTTGTTTTTTAAAGCAGGATCTGCTATAGACATATATCCAGCGTTATTTTTAGATAAAAGATATAAAGCTAATAAATTTGTATCGTAAGAATTTTCTGGGGTTCTATTATTAGGTGATATTGAAAGATCTTGTGTTATATATACTTTAGATACAGTTCCAAATTTAGGAGGTAATGAAAGTGATCTAACTATATAATCATCTTTAGTTACAGTTCTTAATTGTGTGGGAAATTGAGATATAGTATTTTGTCTTATATCTTCATTTGTGTCTCCATCTCCCCCTCCAATTGCAGGAGTATTATTAGTAAAAGCTAATGAATCTCTAACTGTAGATTGTAATGTTGAATCAAGATTAGATCCAAAAAATGAAACATTTCCTGAGGATAAAATTGTAAGTGAATTTGAGCTTACATTTGAGGCAGCCCCACCACCTATTAAATACTGTACTGTTAAAGTTGTATTAGAAGGGGATAAACCATAAGTTTTTGTATATAAAAAATTTGAAGGATCATAAGCTGTAGTAAGTTTATCTTGACCATAGGGTAAACCTAGTCCTATATTGTCAGGATTAGGAATAATTTCTTGATCAGGACTATCAGATATACCAGGACCAAATTGTAATTCTAAGGTGTTATTAGCTTTAAATCTACTTACAAATCTCCTAGGTACTTTTTTTATTTTAAGAAGATAGGGAGTAGTTTCATTATATTGATACAGTTCAGGATCATTTTGAGCTATATTAGTTTGTTCATCAAATATAGTTTCTTGTGCTAGATATGGAACCTCATACCATCTATTATCATCACTATCGGTTACATTAACTATTTCAATTATATTATTATCTTCAATTTGTACAGTTGAAAATCTTTGAGGGGAGGTAAATGAAAAAGTAGCAGTTTTTAAAGCACCAGCTGTCATTTTAACCTTTTTCTTTAAAAGATAAAAATTAGGTTGGTTATTTGAATCTAAAGAATATACAGATATATCAGTTGGATCTGCACTTCCCGAAATAGTAAAATCTATTTTATTTGATGAATAAAAGAATTGAGATGTATCATTAGATGATTGTATTTGAAACCCATCATCTATAATCATTGCATAATTAAAATCGGGTTGTACTAAACCGCTAGCTATAGAGGAAGGTACAATTTGAAACACATCAACTTCTGCTGTTGAAGCATTAGTTACCTGAGGGGAGTAACCGTGGTTATAAGCTAAAGAAAGTAAGTTATTTCTTTGTTTAGCATATTGAAGAAAATTTTCTTGAACTTGATTGTCAACGTAAAATGATAAAACGTCACCAACATAAGATGCCATTTCAATTAACATCAACCCAGGGGAGGTCTCAGAAAAATCATTATAGGTTTGGGGATAATAAATTTCAGCGAACTCTAAGAGTTTCTGTTTAAATCCATCAAAGTCTTTATTTAAATATTGTATTTGCTTAGACTCCGCCATTGTTTAGGTTTATTTGTAATTCATCTGTAATATTCGTATTATCTACGGAATAACTTAAATAGATAGATACGGTTTGGGTTTCAGGGTCTAAATTTACATTTAATGTTCCTATTGTTATTTGTGGAAAATATAAATCTACACCATTGACGATAATATCTTCAATTGTATCTATTACTTCTGGGGTTAGTTGTTCAAAAATTACATCACGTAATCCTGATCCAAATCCAGGGTTCATTATTCTTTCTCTTTTACCTGTTAAGATAAAATTTAAAAGGTTTGATTTAATTGCATCTTGTGTAGTATAAGTTGTATTTAATCCTGTAGGACCATTAAAGGGTATAGATACACCTACACCCGTACTAGGTTTTAAATCTAGAATATCAACATTACGTACTATATATGCCATTATATTTTGCCTGATTCTTTCATTTTACCCATTAAACCTGAAAAGTCTGGTACAGCATCAATTGATACTTGGTTTATATCTGTAGCTCCTTGTTTTCCAGCTAACATCTGATCTACGCTTTCAACTACTTTAGTTGCACCACCAGGCATTCCACCTTGGAACCCAACTGCATTTTGAGAAGTATATCCACCTCCATTTATATTTCTCCATTCTCCTGAAGCAGCTGTTTCATTTAACATTTGTGCTAAGGGGTTTTGTGAATCAAATAAGGGAGGTTGTGGAACAGAAGGTTGTACTGTCTCTGTTAATTCAGATAATGAAGGTTTTGTTTGTTTTTGTTCTACAACTGGCTTCTGGACTACTTTTGTTTCAGTAATAGGAGTTTGCATAATCAAAGAAAGTTCTTCTTTAATTACACCTCTTACTTCTTCTCGAATAATTTTTCTAAAAGCTTCTAATTTCATGATTATAAATATTTATTAACTATTTTTTTATTTGTTTAATTTATTGTGAAATACTTTTTCGTTTAAATGCTCTTCTGATAGTAACTTTTACATCATTATCATTAATTTGAATTTTAAACTTATCTCTAATTTCATTTTTCTCTAAACCAGATTCTACTTCAGTTTCAGTATATCTTTGTCTTAATAAAAATTTAATCCATTTAGGTAATTCTTGTTCTTCAATATCTTGAAAATATTGTTCAAATTCTGGTTTAGGTTGTTTTAGTCTTATAGTCTTTATAAATTCTTCATATTCTATCTTAGCTTTTTCTTTTAATCCTTCATACCATTGGTCTGTTTTATCCTTTACTTCTTGAATTTTTTCAGGATTAGGATCAACTTCATCTAATATAGATTGTTTTAAGCTAACAGCAAATTGTTCAGGATCTAATTCTTCATTACCGGGTTGATTTAAGATTTGGTTTAATTGTTGAGGAGTGGCTCTAAAAACTAAATCAATAGTATCTTGTATTTTCTTTAAAGAAGGATTAGTTTGGATAAAATCATTGAATCCTTGATCAACCAATTGATCTAAAGGAGATGTTTTTGCTTCAGACCCTTTATCTGCAGTTTGAGGTATAGAAGTTGGGGGTAATTCTTGTTCAACAAAAGGTTCATTACCAATTCTAGCTTCAAAGGGTATATTTGCTTCGGGATCAGGTTTTGAAGAAATATTACTAGCTGCTCTATTATTTGCTTCAGCTTTAATATCATTAACTATTAGAGGAGGAGCTCCTATTCCAGCAGTCATATCTAAAACATCACTATCTGAAACATCTACTCCTAATTTATCTGTTGTGTTAATTGATATTAAACCTAATTCTATATTTCTTTTAATTTTAAATTTAACTTCTTGTACTATAGTTGTTAAATTTTCATTAAAGGTTAATTCAGTAGAAACAACCAATTTTTCATTTCCATCTAAAGCTATACCTCTTCTTCTAGTTTTAACTTGTGTATTAGCAGGTTTTTGAAGAGGTCTTTCTTCTTGAATTTTTATAGTATAACCCATAAAACGTTCTTGGAAATTCCCAAACACATCATTAGGATCTACTTCTCTAGCATTTTTAATATTTTCAGCAGATAATTTATCGGCTTCATTTAATAAGGCTAGTACAATTTCATTATTTCTAAATTTATCAAAAGTATAATATCTTAAATTTTCTCTAAATTGTTGAGCTTCACTCTCATCAAAATTAACTCCTGATGCTAATGATACTAAAGGTGAATAAAATACTAGATTTCCAAATTGATCAAACCCAATTATATTTTCTCTTAAATTAAATAAGAAACCATTTTGGTTATCTATAAATTTGCTATTATTATAATAAGGAAGGTTTTCTCTAAAAGTTTGAGCCTCACTTTCATTGAATTCAACCCCAGAAGCTATAGATATGTTTATATCTCTATCATCAGCAGTGACAACATTATCTAAATTACGAGCAGTTATAGCAGCTAATTTAGTAGCATCTAAAATATCTTTTGTTAGATCTGAATCTTTTAGATTTTCACAAGTTTCTAATTTTACAGATAATTTAGTTAATTCTATAACTATTTCTTTTAAATATTTTTTTATTAATAAAAGTGGTCGTAAAAGTGCTTCAATAACATTATTTAGTTTAGTGAGCACATCTATAATTTGTTGAAGAGCATCTTCTATATGTCTTAATTTTTCTGCTAATTTTAATAAAGCTCCTCCTGTAAGTAATCCTAATAATTTAATTATTTTTCTTACTATTTTAATAATTTTTTTAAGTACTTTTATAATAATAATTAGTACTTTTAGTATAGTATTAATAACTTTAAGTAGTAGTATTATAAATGAAACTATACCCACTATAAATCGAACACCTCTAGCTACAGCTTTTACAAATTTAGCTAAATCACCAAATGGAACAACTCCATTTAGAATTTTATTTATTTCTTCTACTTGTTTTTTAAATATACTATCTAAAGAAAAATCAAATCTAGCAAAGGGTTCTAATTTTCTAGCAAAATCTGAAAATATTCTAGCTCTATCTAAAACTTGTTGGGCCGTTAAACCACCATCTAAAAAATCAGCTATGGCTTCTTGTCTATTTGCTATTTGTCCAGTAGGTATTCCAGTTTGACTTACAGCAGCAATAGGTGCGTTTACTATATCAACTATATTTTTAGCAGTTTCTGCTAATTTAGATAATCCAGGAACAGCTTGAATATCAGCAATGTCATCAGCAAAATCCGCAATACCAATAGATCTAAATAATTCAGCTATTTCTCTAGTTTCTTTTGCAATTTGTCTTATATCTGAGGTAGATACTTTTTGTACTTCTAGTTTAAAATTAGTAAACTTTCTAGGAATAGGATTACCATCTTCATCTTTTAAAGTAACCCCATTTTTATTTTTAGCATAGGGAGGTTCAAGTGGTGAAAAAGAAGTAATATTAATTATAGCATCATAGGTTTCTTCAGGAATTTCATCAACTTCTAAGGGAACTAAAGAGGATTCTACAGTACCTGCCATTTGAACCCCAATATTTTCATCATCAGCTTGGGTGATAAATACAGTTGTACCATTAGCGATAGGTTGATCTGATGGTCTTTTTAAACTTAAAGTTATAAGACCGGTTTTAATTTCTTGACCATTTTCAGATATAGCTTCAACTTCAATAGTACCTGGTATAATGGAAAATCCTCTTAATGCTGCTTGAATTTCTTTAATAACCCCAGCTACTTGTTGTAATTTTCCCCCTACTATACTATCTAAAGGAAATAATTTATTAGCTGAAAAATTTAAGGGGTTACAAATATCATAAGTGTTAAGTTGTTTTAAAGCTACTAATGTTTTAAATAAACTTAAATTTTTAGTTAATTTATTAGCTAAATTTTGATTACTTTGTGCTCGAATAGATTGGGTAGCACCTGCTTCATCACTAATACCTTTACCATAAACTATATCAAGTGATAATCTATTAACTTTATTTAAAAGTTTACTTGTAGTATTATATTGAGATTTTACTTTATTTAGTAGTTTATTACTCATTATTTAGTATAAGTGGTGTTAGAAAGAAGGAATTTTTTCCTTTCTTGTACTACGTTAGTTAATTTTTCAAAAGCATTTGAAACCATTTGCAGTTCAGTTTGTTCAAAACCTTGTGAATCTAAGGCTTTTTTAAGTGGTTCTACAATTCCTACACCAAAAATCTCAATCCAATCATTAAGTAAATCTATTAAAACGTCCCCCTTAACTAAAGGGTGGTCTGAATCTATTCCTATTCCTAATTTAATTTTAGGGGAATTAACTATAACAGAAGTATTAGTATCTAAGTTAATACTCCCAGGTGAAGATAAACCAATTGTTTTATTTCCTAATATTAATATGGCATCATCTTTTGCATTAAGCATAATACGACCCGAATCTATAATAATTTGATTACCATTATAGGGAAAAGCAGGAGCAAAAGGAACATTTTGTTTAGCCATTAGATCCTGTATTTAAAGTGGGTTCTACATTTACTGTATCGAATACACTTCCCGTAGAATCTGCTTCTTTTGGTGATACAGTAGTATTTGAAACAGGAGTTTCTTGTAAAGGTTTTGTAGTATCAACAGCAGATACAGCATCTATACCATAAGAATTAAAATTTGTTGATGCTAGGGCCACAGGGATTGTTTGTCCTGATGTAAGGTATATAGAAGAATCATCTTGTTGAATATTTTCGTAGATTGGAAACCAGTCATTATTACGTATTCCAGCATCAACTTGCCCATTCCGTAATATTGTTAAGGGTGTACCGTTTTTTCCCGTAGTACTCCATGGACTTTGTATGGATTTGCTACTAGAAGGTTGAGTATTTGTAGAGGTAAATCGAAGGGAGTTTCCAAACCTACCTTCAAAAATTATATCTCCTTCTTGTGGATATAAATTTCTTATAGCGGGGTTTTCAGTAAACAATTGTCCATAAGATGGTTCAGGTTGAGGACCATCTTCATTATTTTCAATACCTCTATCTACATTTGGGTTACTTGAATTATTAGTTGATGAAGGAAGGGTATTTGGTGAAGGTAAGGCGTTTAAATGAACACCATTCCAAATATTAACTGCACTTGTATAATAAAATTCAACAGCATCTGAATTACCATCTAAAAGACGTTTTCGAGATGGACCTAAAATAACAAATACAATTTCATTTATTAAAGGCATTTTTCTATAATTAGCATCTAAAGGATAAGCTATACTACCTTGTGGGAACTTTCTTTTTAAACTACCTTTGTTAATTGCTTCAAATTTAATAGCACCAATTCCCCAAAACCCATCTGTTAATTGATAAGTAGAACGTCCGTCTTCTTCAGGGACTAAAGAAACATCTATAACCCTTACAGGTATAAATCCTCCACTTTTTGATCCTATACTAGATTGTCCTCTATCATTAATACCAGATACAGGGCCCTGATTGTTAACCGGCATGTTTAACTTCTATTTCTTTGGTTTTTGAATCTAATTCTTGAAGAGAACTAAATAACATCTCTTTATCTTCATCTGAAAGTATCTCGTCTGTATCAGCCATTTTACTATTCATAGCACGTTGAACGATACCAGCCATTTTAATTAGGGCATCATCATTCTTAATAGCTAGTTCCATATATTCTTTAATTAAAGGAACCATAATTACTGCATCACCAGGACTGGTGATCATAGGTTTTAATCCTTCTATTAAAGAACGGAGTTGAACTTCTTTATCTTTTTGATTAACGTGTATCTCTTTTAAGAGATCAGAGAAGCTTTTCTTTCCGAATAATTTTACTTGTGAAAAATCCATAGCGGTGCTTTGGATATAAATATAGATACATTAAAAATTTAAAGAGACATACTTACATACCCATAATCATAATATTGAGTAGCTAATTTTTTATATATCTTTTTCATTTTTTTTAAGACCTTAGTAATTTGTGGGGTATTTTGGTCTGTTATTTCACGTATATAAATATATATTGCTTTTTTATTAAATAACTCTAAATTTTCTCTTCTTTTAAATAAGGATATAATAGCATCTGCTGTTTTAGCATCCTCTGGTTTGGGGAAATGATCAAATAAAAATAAATCAAAATATTTAATAAGATATTCTATAAATTCTGTTGCCTCATCTTTAGGTTGTTCAATTACATTTTGATTGTTAATAATATCAATTGTAATTGACTGATCATTATCTATAGCATCTACTTCGGCCCGCTGTTTTAGTTTTTTATAATTGTTATTATTATATAAAATCAAATAACGTTTTGCAATAGTACCAAAATAAGAAAAGGCTTTACCTTTATCTTGCTTATATAAGTGAAGTTTTTCTAAAAGGAAAGCTGTTACCTCATGTTGTAACTCGGCTATAGTATCTACCTCTGTATAGTAGAATTTAAAGGTATGGATAATATTTTCTGTTAATTTGTGAAAACCATACCATATACGTTCATTATATATTTTATTACGCATACGTTCATCAGTAGTATTTAAATACTCGATGATTGCTTCTTCAGTATCAGCTGTAAAATATTGATTTTTGGTTTTAGGTCTTCGTTTTCTTAAAGTACCTTTTTTAGTATATTGGGGACCTTCATCTTTCTGTGGTACAGCTAGAATTTTGGCCTGCAAATCATCATCTAAGGGTAAGCTCATTTATTTGTTTAGATTATACTCGTTTATAAGTTCTTGAATCTCTTTTATACCCTTAAAAAACCATCCTATTTCATCGTCTGATTCAAATATTTGTTTTGAATCTATTTCTTTAATTTTGCGATTTGATTCGGACATTATAATAGACATAGTGTCTATATACTGGTCCCGTTTTATGATAGCATCTTCTAGTTTCTCATTTTTACGCATCAAATTCCAAATAATATAGGAAATGATCCCGAAAATGAGGATACCAACATTAATTAAAATAATAGTGATTGTTGTCATTTAGAGATTCTTTACTAAATCCATTAAATTAGTATTTTTAGAACCTATTTTATCTAAGTTAATATTAACTCGATCTTGTTTTGTAGTTTTTTCTTCGGATTGAGGTTTTCCAAAAGTGTCTAACCATTCTCTTTCAAACTCAATTCTTGCTGCCATAAGGTCAGCTTGGTGTAAAATAAAAGGAAGTGAAGTACGAGGTTTAGTCTCGGGCATAAATCCTTTAAGGTAAGATTCGTTTGCCTGATCGTATAAACCATCATGGGTTTTAATAGCAATCCACTCATTAGTTGTAAGTTGGATCCCTGCTTGTTGCAATAAAAATAAAGAACGATCTGGGACCGTCATATATTCATTTGCTTTATTAAAGGTATACATTTCACCTAGATTTTTCTTCCTCCATTCATCCTGGGATGGGAAAACAGAAGTATGTTCTAGAGATCCAATTTTACCTAAATCATGGTTTAAAGCGGAAACAAATAGCTCTTCATCTGTATAAGTATCCTTTGTCCCCATTTCCTGCCATACAGCACTTATTTTAAATGCAGCAGTAATTACACGTATAACGTGTTCAACATAACCCCCGGGAAAACAATTGTGATACGACTTTTTATGAGAGGCTGGGAGCAGTGCGATCCGTTCATCTAATTGATTGTAAAAATCCAAAAATTGGTCTTTACGATCCCCTTGAACGTATTTCTCAATGCCACTAAGGAGTACCCCATAATTCTCCTTTATTTGCTCCGCTGTTAAAACCATTTTATATTTGTGTTTCGTTATTTAAAAGTGTTTGTGATTGTTCTATAATTTCTTTTATAGAATCAATTGTTTGGTTGACTTGAACATGTTCACCACGTTGTGAATGATGTTTTAAAACATTTAATTGATTTTCAATTTTAGCCAAACTACGTTGTAAATTATCTTTATATCTCATAATAATATTGTAAGAGGATTTCTAGTGCTTCCTCAATCGTATTAAATATACGAATGCCATTTAGGGATTCCAAGTCTGTTTCGGATAGTATATAAATATATTCCCCTTTACGTTTTTGAAAATATATAATAGGATAAGATTCTGTTTTTAATTTTTCTTCAATGTTGTCCCCTAATTGAGGGTTCTGGTCAACATTAATATCCTTAAATGGAATTCTGAGGTGGGAAAGAGATTGTTTTAATACCTTACAATAATCACAATATGGCAAAGTATATAATGTTATTTCCCCTACCCCTTTTTTCTTATTTTTATTTTCTTCCATTTTTAATTTTTAAAACCAACCGTATGTCGAAGGTAATAATCTTTTTTTACTTCTCCAAGCTATTTTGAAAAACTTCTATCATTTTTCTAGCTTTTTCCTCCCCTTCACTATATCTAGATTCTTCACATAAAGGAATAATATCATTTTTCAAGGTAAAAATCATTTCTTCTAAATCTTCTTTCTCACTACTTTCATACAAAGGTTTACCATTATCATCCTCTTCTAAAAGAAGCCCAATGGGTTCTAAAGCAGTTTCAATTAAATTATTAGTCAATGAACCTAAACCTTTAGCTAAACCTTCTAATTCATTAATTGCATTTTCAAATTGATCTTCTAACATTTTTTTAAATTTGACTCAGCAGACTCTTCTAAGAAAAGTAACCGATGTGTTATATATATAATAATACGTATATACTATCTAGGAGCTAAAACAATAAATAACGTATCTCTAACTTGATATTCTCCATCAAAATCAACATGCATATAAACAGGAATAGTATCTCTATTTTTTACCGCAGATTTGTGAATCGGGCCCACCATTTGTTTAGTATATAAATCCAAGTATTTTGGGACGTATCCAGTTGTTTGTCCATTATAAGTTCGAGCATAATCAAACCTAACAGAGGTGGAAGCAACATAAGGAACATTACTAAGATTACCGTCACTATCAGGGCTACTATAAGTAGCAGGGGTGTGGAAAGTAGCCCATATATTATTTTCACCGTTATATCTCTGGTGCTCGGGCATTTCGTTTGCTTCTGCGTAGATGGAGGTATATACATTTGATTGAAGGGTATCTAAATAAATGGTTCTATATTTGGAATTATCATTATTAATAATAAGAGCTTGGGGGTTAAATCTTTTTTGACTGAGAATATCATATTCAAAATGAATATCATCAAGAGGCTCGGGTTGGCAACTGAATAAACCTAAACACACTAGTGTTCCGAGTATAATTAATATTATTCTTTCACTGTTTTTTCTAATAAAATTTAACATGATATAACCTTTTTAATTGAACACGTAAATATACAATAAGTCTCCCGGGGAGCCAAATTTATATATAATTTTCTCCAATTTCCATCACGGCTTTTTTAGCCTCATTAAGCTCTATCTCGAAAAACTCTCTGTTATTATTAACGCGATATGCCTTAAGGTAATGATGTACCTCACCTTCTAATTGCTCACCGTTAAAACACTTAAAAGCCCACTCTACTTTGTATGGTAATGCGACCCCCGTAGCGTTAGATATTTGTTTTGCGCGAGTATCTGGGTCGAGTTTTGTATAGCCTATTTTTAGTAGACCCGGTGTAGAAGGATTTGATAGAATATAGACCCATTGATCTCCTTCTCCTCTTTCTACAAACATATTCTTTTTACGGGGAGTGTAGTAAGTAACATCTTCCCAACCTTCACTAGCTGGATATTTTTTATTTTTTGAAGGAGTTAATGTAAAAAAAGCAGCTGATTCTAAACCAGCATTCGTATAATCATCTTTTAATGAAATATACTGTTCGGCTTCCTGTGGTGAAATGTGTTGCATAATATAACCTTTTAAATTCAATATAAATATACGAACAGATATCCGTATATCCACGTATCGATGCAAAAAATTTTTAAAAAAAAGAATTTTAAAATATTAATCCTCGTTGCGAAAAGGGTTAAAACGGGATTTGCCCTTACGAGTGTACTTAGTCTTAGGGGTACGGGGAGGAGGGGTGCGAAGGGCCGCGTTCCATAGCTCTCGTTCTAATACTTGTTGAGTAAGTTGTTTTTTATTTTTCAAACCAATTAATTAATATGTTAACTGCAATGAGTATATTTGTAATTATCGCTTGAAGTATGATAAATGTTCTTATCCAAGCTACTGTATCTGCTTTCTTATTATCTTCACCTATTTTTTCACCTAAGGCTCGTGCCCAATAGCGCCATAGTTGTTTCATAATATATTTGTATATACTAATCGATGCGGGATCTTGTTAGGAATCTCTGAAGATGTCAACACTTTTTTTAACGACCCCACACCATCGATGGACCGCGGCTAACGTGGGAGCATCCCGCTAATGATCCGCTATCGGCCCGCTATCGGCTCGATCTTTCAAAAATCTTCGTCTTCTCCTAAAAATTCGTCCTCTTCATATTCTTCATATAGTCCGTCGTTCTCGTCGGCAATTATGCCATCTAATTCGACAGTTGCGTTTTCTACGGCAATTAATACCAATTTTTGTATATCGCTGGCTTTGTTGCTATTTGTTTCGTTTTCAATGATATCTTCGAGTTCTGTTATTATTATATCCAGTTGCTCGTATATTTCCCTTAATGTGGCCATTTAATTATTTTGTCCGTAAATATATAATAGGTTAGCCTCCCTGCCCCGGGATGGAGCAGGTGGGTAGGCGGGTAATAGTGTGAAGCGGAAATACGAATGTATCATACCCAATCCCATCTCAAAGCTAACCATAACAGATGTATCTTAAATGTACTATAGTCGTCTTCATTGTCTGCTTCCCATAGTTGGAATCCAAGCAGACATCCAATTTTAGGGTTCATTAATTCAATTTTAAAGCCCATCGGCATGCCTGGTTCTATATTAAAATCGTCTAATGTGCTCATATGTTTTATTTATACGTAAATGTACAAACTTATTTTACGGTAGCCAAATCTAATTCATCAAAAATAAACTCAACTGCATCATCCAAACTGATACCACCTTGTTTGTATGCTATTAATGTCGCTTTAATAATGTATTCGTTCGTTGTCATAACCTTTATTTTAATTGAACACGTAAATATACGAATTTTATTTTAGGTAACCAAATATTTTAACCAGCTCCCCTCCCACGTCTGGGAATGCTTGGGTGTAGTGCCGTGCTAAAGGGGTAATGAACCCCACCTACAAAACGAACGCATTAATCTCGTTTAGCATAGTGCTTTAATATTTTTTTATTTTATTTTATAATAAGTTTTATTATTAATTTTAATAAATTTTGACTTATCAAGTAAATTTAATCTTGATTCAGTGTTAAAATAATAAAATGGTTTGTAATTTTTGGTAATTGATTGTAATGTGTTCATATTTTCGCTTTTAAATTATGCCTAAATATACGCTGAATCATTTTAATATCCAAATTTTTATTAAATTACTTTACATTTTTGAAGTATCCTCATTTTAACACGCATTTTATTGTGAATCATTTTTTCTTCCAACGGTGCTAATTGTGCATTTAACAAAATATATACTGTTCGATAAGAAAATTTGGTGGCATGCATGCAAAAGTGTATACACCCCGCCTCGCACCTACTACCTACCCCGTATCACTTGGTAATACACATCTACATATCTACATACCTCCCAATATCCTTATATCGGTATTGTAATATATAACATTATAGGTAACGCGTATAACGCATTTAGAATATTAAGATGGGCATAGGGTGGATAGGGGATAGTAAGCGCAAGTATGGCGTTGTTATACCATGAATACCAGCGTGTTTATGTTTACCAGCCCCAAATCGTTTATTAACCTCGTTTGAATATACGTTTAAACCTACGATACAAATTAAATTGGTGTACTATAATGTTTACCAATTCACCTGTTGGGTTATGCCATTTTACTCGGGTGTTTCGTTGTATTGCTTTCATCTAACGTGTTTATGGTTGGTATGGGTTAGGATGGTATATACGTATTGTGACACATTGAGATCGTCGGTAAACTTTTAGCTCGTGAGTCATTCGTAATATTATTTGCTGAGATTATTACTAGCTTTTTTATTATGTTTTTTTTACATTGATGTGTTTATTACATCTTGAAAGAATAATCCTAGCCTTTTTATATCACTTATTGTGTTTTTGTCTACGCCCCTTTTTTCCATTATTGGCACTAGTTCTTTAATTGATTTGATCCCTATTTTTAACGCATCATCTTTTGTGTTTAAACTGTTGGGATTAATTCGATGGTGCATTGCTACTTCTTCTAGTGTCATATTATATAGTTTTGTGTTTGTTATTTTTACTTGTGTAACTTTTTGTATTAATAAAGTCGAATTTATTCTTAACTGTTTTTTTTACTAGTACCGATAGTATTTTTCCCGTATCGTCTTCTACAATAACATAACCTTGATTATTACCTATTTCTAATTTCATTTTGGATGTAATTTTTTACATTGTATTTTGGTTCGTAACCTAATATCAATTTGGTTTCCCCTATATCTGCTACCCCCTTTTCTCTATCACCCTTTCTCGCCTCTATAAACTCAATTGGGTGGTTAAATGTTTTAGCTATATCTAATATAGAGTACTCCTCACCACTACCTAATTGAAATTCATGGTTTTTTATATTGTTACCTGCTAGTATTAAACCTTGTACTATATCATCTACATGAGTAAAATCTCTACGTTGAGAACCGTTGCCTGTTACAGTTAATGGTTTATCCTCTTTATATTGGTTTAGAAATATGTTTATAACGGTTTGCCATTCATTACCCCATGTTTCTGTTTTAGGACCATATACATTAAAGAAATAACATATATTATATTTTAATCCATACCATTCACCATAACCCTTTATTAAATTAGCTACTGTTGATTTAAAAAATGAATATGGTGATTGTTTTTCATCGGCATGTAACCTAGTAGATGAAGCAGCATATACAATTGGTACATTATGTTTTTTGCATTGTTCTATTAATGCAAAGCTACCTCTAATGTTATATTCAAATACTTCGTTTATTTTATCAAATGATGGAACTACTTTAGAATATTCACCTAAATGGTATACTAAATCGAAATTTGGATCAAATGCTTGTTCGGCTTCTCTAGTATCAATTCTTAGATAATTACATCCATCAACATGGTTAGATTCTAATCCGTATGAATAGTTATCCCAACTGGTTACTTTGTGGTTGTTTTTTAGTAGTTGTTTTATAAGGTTTGAACCAACTGCCCCTGCTCCACCTGTAACTAATATTCTCATTTATAACGATTTGCTGTTGCCTTTATTTTTATAATGAGTTAATTTACTTGGTGAGTTTTGAGGGTTTAATCTCTTAGCAGTTTGTTTTCTTGTTTCTAGCCAACTCATTAGTTGGGTATAACGATTTTTAGAGGATGTTTTACTCATTTATGGTCTATTATGTATTCTAATTGATTTATTCTTTCAATTATAGATTTACGTAAAGACTTTATACCCTTACCCTTAGAGATTTTTTCATCTATTAAAGTAATTATTTCAAGATATTGGTCTTTACTTTTTTCTAGATAACTCATTAGATAACAGCTAAATATTTTGTTTCGCTTACTTTAGTAACTTGAAAGTTAGTAAGGGTACCTTCTTCACGTAATTTACTTACGGTTTTTGCTTCTGCTTCTGTGCATGACATAGCATCTACTAAATACATCTCACGAATTTTAGTTGGGGCACCATTTCTTTTTGGTTCACCTTCCAACTCAACTAATACTGAAAAATATGACATCTTTATAATTTATTGATTAATATGTTTAAATATACGTAATTTATTCTGGGTAGCCAAATGCTTCAAAAAACCATTTGTTTTGTTGATATATTTTATTATAAGTAAATTCACCTAGAATTTGTTTAGCATCTGTTTTAGATTGTTTTAATTTTTTTCTAGTAGTGTGATCAATAGGTGAGGCATGTGCATTATCATTCTCTATAACTGATTGTTTTATTTTGTTAAAATTATGAGTAAATTTTTTAGCACCAATATGATCATATATTTTTTCTATAGTAGATTGAGGATCAGTACATAAATCCTCATACTTAATAAATAAAATATTTGGAAAAGAAACTAGATAAGTATAATCATATATATAAGGAAGGGTTTGTCTTAAAGAAACTGAATTGAATAATTGGGTTTCCGTTCTTTCATTAGTACTTCTACCTGCGTTTGGATTTTCCATCCTATATTGAGGAATTATGTGTGGTTTTTGTCTATGTAATTTTTCGAATGAAGCTATTATATCCCTAAGATCCCTAACTAAAACAATACATTTCCAATTTTTATATAATTTATCAAGGAAATAAGCTTCATCTAACCAACCCCTACCTTTATCAAAAAAATAAGGTTTATTTGTCATAGATTTTATATACCCCTTTACACCCTTTTTAATAAAATTCATATAAGGTTTATCATATAAATTAGTGGGTTCTCCTTTACGTACACTACTTTCTGTATAATTATTTTTTATATTATTTACAATAGTATGTAAAGGAGATGTGGGGGTAGCATAAAATTCTGGATTTTGGGATAGAATATTTTGTAATAAAGTCCCTCCAGAACGAGGCATTGACGATTGGAATATAATTTTTTGTTTCATAACCTATTTAATATACAAACCTAATTTTAAGTAACCAACCTAATGTGCATGTATTACTTGATATTCTTCCCAATCTTTGGTTGGGCGTTCATTAGGAAAATCATAACACTTGTATATATTATCCTTTGTAAATTTTACATGCTTAATAAACCTTAAAGGTAGTGTTGCACCCGTAGGTAAAATAGAATCTGAGAATTTGATATCTATTTTAATTACAAGTTCCTGTGTGTCGTCCCATTTTCTTTCTTGTTCTTCTAATAATCTCCAAGCTCCTCTATTGAGGTATTGGTTTTGTAGAGCACAATTTAAATAGGAAAATGTTTGTTTAAGATTTTCTTTAGAATCACTAAATGTAGCAGCAGGAGCTAAATGTCCTTTATCCCATACGTTTCTATAATAATCTGCATTATCTGAAGTATGATAATCATCTTCGGTATAAAAGTTCATAGAACCTCTATCTACATTCTTAGGACGGTTAGATGATTTATAAATTAATACTAAGGGTTGTTCTTTAGTTTCAGAATACCAAACATGAAATATTTGATTTTTGATTTCAACTGAAGTCCTTAAGTCAGGTTTAACATAATTATCTTGGGCTGTGCAACTTAGATAAGTTAATGTTAATAAAACTAATAGTAACTTTTTCAATTTATTTTTTAGTTCTAGGTTTACGACCTTTTCTTGGTTTACCTTTAGCAGCAGCAGCTACATCTCCGGCTTGTTCAAGAACGTCTTTAGCAGCATCAGCTACATCTCCTAGCTCTTCTTTAACTCTCTTTGCTCTACGTTTTACTTCTTTAGCAGTAGCTTTAACGTCTTCAACAACGTTTTCAACTTCGTCCGGAATTCCGTCCTTGTCTGTGTCACTAAATAATCCAAAATACTTGGTAGCAACAAAAATTGCTCCTGCAATTGCAGCAACAACTAAAATAATAATTAAAATAGTTTTCATAAAAATTGATTTAATTTAAAACAGATAATTTTGTTTCGATTATACTTTTGTAATTCAAACATAAATATTTAATACTCCCTAACTTAATAGGAATTTCTTTATTTTCAATAAGTTCAGATATAATGTCGTACATATATGCTCTTGAATTAACATGAGTATGTTTATCTATCCCTTTAGGGACATAAAATTCTATCTGTTTAATTACGAATTTCTCTAAATAGTCCGTCATCTTCTACTCCTGCAGGTTCAAATTCTTTAAGTAATACATTTTTAATTGCTTCTTCAAATGGTGATGGAATATCTAGTTCTCTGAACCGCGTTATGCTAAAAGTTGGTTCATGCATCGTACCATCACTTTTTTCTATAGGTGGGTTAGATATTTCTTCTAAACTAACACCTGTTCTATTAAACTCAGGGTATTCTACTATTTCCCTAATTGTATAATAATTACCTTTTTTAGGTATTTTACTTAATTTACTTAATTGCTCTTCTGTGAATTGATCATTAATACATATTACGTAACTGCCTACTTTCATAACATTTAAATGTTTAATTTATAATTTGCAAATTGTTTCATATATGAAGTCATTTTGGTCCCATTACCATCAGCAAAGTTTTTTCCATTACGAAAAAATCTTCTTACATTACCTGCTCCTGCTAAATGAGCAGCAGCTAAGATACCTGATTCAGTAACATATACTCCATGAATTGTCTTATTATTATATTTTTTAATATATCTCCTAAGTATTTTTTTATTATGTACTAAAAGATCTTCCATAATTTGTTCTTGTAAATCAGGATCAGATAAAAATTCTCTATTAGATATATGTTTATATCCTAATGCATCAAGAGTTTTTCTACCAAACTGGTATTTACCTAAATATCCAAATCTATTTACGGCTTTATAATTTTTAGATGATTCTCTCATTCCTAAGTCTTCTAAAAACCTATAATGGTTTTTAATAATAGGAACTGAAGTGTTGGATTTTATTTTAGGTAAGGTTGTTAAAATAGAAGTAGTTTTAATTACAATAGGACTATGATCTCTATATATAATTAGTTTAGATTTTGCTTCAACAAAAGCCGAAACAAGCATTAATAATAGTACGAGTGCAACATTTGTAGCATATTTCCTCATATAATTCATTTAGTTAGACTTGCTCTGACTTTTTGAACGTGTTTACATCCTAAATTTCTATCTTTTGCTCTATAGAAACCAGGACAGTTACAGTTTATGGTAGCAGAATCAACCTGTGTTACTGTGTAAACTGAATCACTACTTGATGATTCAAATTTCCATGTTTTCTTTTCAAATTTATTTTGTTTTTTTACTTTTGGTTTTTTCCAAATAATATCGTTTAATGTTGTTTTAGGATGTACTTCCCTCCACTCGGGCATTAAATATGTTTTACCATCCCTTTTTAACAATGTTGGTGCCATTACAGGATGTTCATACTCGTATTTAAAACATCTAACAGCTGTAAAACTTCCAAAACCTGAGGGGTTATAACTTATACTTGTAGAAGGATGGTAAAATATACGAGTTCTAATATTACCATGTTTGTTTTTATTTGAAAATTGTAACAATGCCATAACCTTTATTTAATATATAAATGTACGATGGCTCCCTTAGGGAGCCAAACTTACTTTAATTTACTTTTTAAAAGCAATCCTCTTAAAGAATTCTACACTTTCATCAAGTGTTTCTTCTTCCATAGTATCAGTATCACCTTCTTCATCCATTTTATCGAATCCAGTCCATACTAATGGATAAGTTTTACCATCTACTTTAATAAGTACAGATCCTTTATTCATTAGTTGGTCGTGTTGTGCATCATCTAAAGTGATTGCTTGTTTACCTATTCCTGGTGGGATATAAGTAGGGTCATTTATGTCTTGTTCTTTCATATTTTCTTCTGTTTCTCGAACCATTGGTTCAGTATTAAAACCTAATTTTTTAGCCCATTCAAGAGCATCTTTATTACCTGTTGGTACACCTAAACTAAATGGATATTCTTTTTGATAATTATCTTCATCAGTAGGGTCTTCACCAAATTTATAATCATAAATAGTAAAATAATCTCTGTGACCATCACCATAACGAATAGATATTTCATCATTGACTTTACCATCTTCTGAGGCACCTAAGCGTTGAACATAAATTGGATAGGTATCTTTTCCTATATTTTGACCATCAATTTCATCAGCTCTATTAGCAATAGAATAAAAAGAATCAGTAACTGTTCCTCCTCTACTTAATGCGATTTCGTTTATTAATTTAGATAATTTCATTTAGATAAATTTATATGTTATAAATATTGCCCCCTTTCGGGGGCATTTAATTTAATTACGCTACAAACGTTAAAGCTTGCTCATACATTTTAGCATTGATATTCATATCTTGTCTAAAATTCTTAATTGGGCGTGCTTGTCTAAGCTTACCATTTGGAGTTAAATACTGGAAATTACCTTCAACTATGTTTTCCTGAATACGATTAAATGTTTCCCAAAGTCCAAAACCGTTATCTTCTGTACGTTGTGATTGTAAAACATCTAAAACAGCAACATCGTTAAATGTATTTTTAGAACCAGCAACTCTAGTTTGGAGTAATTGTTTAGCAAATTCAAATGTTTGTTTTTCAGTTAATTCAGTTTGTTTCATTTTGTTCATTGATTCAACTGTTAAATCAAGATTTGAAATCATATTTTTAATTACATCTTGAAGTGTTTCAAAATCATAACCCATATGACGGATTTTCATTGCTTCAAACTGCTTAGTAGCAATTACTAACCCATTTTCACAAATCATTCTAAACAAACCAGCTTGGAAAATGAATGAATTCTTACCATCATGTGAGTTGGTTAATAATATTTGAGGATACACTGTATCACCGTTTTTTCCGTTGATTACTACATCAGAATTACGGAATACAACTAAGTGTTTTTGATAACCTACTTGCTTTCTTGCCTTAACTTCTTTAGCATCTACAACATTCCATCCTAACAATTCTAAATCTCGAATTACTTGGTCAGTAGGAATGTGTGAATACTTCTTTGAAGTATTATCACTACCATTTTTAGTAAAAATTGATGGAGCAATTTCTCTTAATTCTTCTAAACTTTTGAACTCTTCGCTTTGATAATTTAACATAACCTTATTATTTAATTAATTACTTATTTACCCTGTAAATATACGACAGGTCTCCTGGGTAGCCAAATAGAATATGAATTACTCTTAATTTATTTTAAGGGCCTAAAAACATGATCCACCACTACCCGCCCAGGTATTTCCATTCCAAAAATCATAAATCCCGTATAAATCAGCATACCATCTTGAAGGAGCAGGAGTATTACAAGTACTATTGCTGTAAATAGCAACACCATTAGCTACAGGGCCATCATCTCCTTCTGGGTTATATGTAGTATACCTTGTATTAGCATTACATGCAGCATCGCCTGTATTACCGTAAAATAAAGCAGCTACAGTACAAGTTGGTGCTGGAGTAGGTGAAGGTGTAGGTGTAGGTGTTGCAGGTGCAGGAGTTGCAGGAGTAGGTGTTGGTGTTGCAGGAGTAGGTGTTGGTGTTGCAGGAGTAGGTGTTGGTGTTGCAGGTGCAGGTGTTGGTGTAGGTGTTGCCGGTGCAGGTGTTGCAGGAGCAGGTGTTGCTGGTGCAGGTGTTGCAGGTGTAGGAGTAGGTGCAGGTGTTGCCGGTGTAGGAGTAGGTGTAGGTGCCGGTGCAGTTGGAGCTGGAGTAGGTGCTGGAGTAGGAGATGGTGTGGGTGATGGTGTAGGGGCAATCAAAAAATTTTGGGCAAACATATTCATAAAACTAAATGTTTTTTGTTATATGGGTTGTGCTATAGTATACCAAAATTCTTTTGGGGCTACACTCTGTATATTAATAAAATTTTTAGTCGATCCAGCATCATTATAGTTACCGGATATTTTGTTGAATGTTCCACTTTCTCCTTCTACATTTAGTTGAAGTGTATATCCACCACCAGCTCCAGTTACAATAATTGTTCTGTTTACGCCGACTTGAACTTCTGTAAGGTTAAGCATCGTGTTAGCATTAGGTGTTAATTCAAAAATAGAAGCACTTGTAAAGTTAACACTTACTGTAGCAGAGGGGGTTAAACTAGATGTTGGAGAGTATACTTGTGGAAATAAACCACCACTTACTAATAAACTACCTGTTATTTTCATTTGATATTAATTCTTGATGAATATAAATATGATTAAAAACTGAACCTTGATCCAACTGTAAAATTAGTTATAATAGGAAAATCTGGGAGTGTTGATCCTACTGAGTTTATTCCAAGATTAATATTAAATCTTTTAGTTAATTTATAATCAAAATTAGAACCAGCTATTATCATAACATTTTTATTCCATGTTGTTGTATGTTCATACATATCAAATGATATAAAAGGATTTGATATAGCTAACATAGGACTAATTGTTAATCTATCAAAATTAAAAGGTTTTGTATAAAAACCCGTTAAGGATGCTCCAGCTAATAACTGATCAACAAGAAATTGTCCTCTTAATTTTTGACCATTTATAGCAACCATATTTGCTCCTAAAGCTATACCTGCTACCGATCCCTTTTTACCTAAAAAAACTATACTATGATTAGTCATTCCTACTAATGTAGAAAACATCTTTACCCCACCTACAGAAGCAGAATAAACCCTACTTATTCTTCCTTTTTTATTAACATGGATTCGAGAATAATTTAAATTTAACATAAATTGTTGTAAATTATCCCATACCATAAAGGTAGCACCATAGGTACTGGTTCCCATAAGAGAGCTTTGGGATATTCCTATTGTAAATGCTTGATTGTAGGTTCCATCCAGATTCTGAAGTGAAGCGATATTTGCAGAAATTATAGGTGGGGCAGATGTTTGTTTCTTTTTCTTTTTTTTATCTTCTTCTTCCTCTTCATCTGATTCTTCAGATGATTCTTCACTTTCTTCTTCAGTTGATTCTTCCTCTGTTGATTCCTCTTCAGTAGATTCCTCTGTACTTTCTTCAGTTGATTCCTCAGATGTGGTTTCTTCAGTTGATTCTTCAGTAGTAGTTTCCTCTGTAGTATTTTCTACTTCTGAGGTTGTGTCTTCTGTTCCTCCATCATTTCCTGAAGTTCCTGATTGAGTGTCTTCTGTTCCGGATGTAGTAGAGTCTGAAGATCCATTCTGAGTTTCATTTGAAGTTGAGTTTGTTGTTTCAGAAGAGCTATTGTTTGTTTGAGCGCTAGACGAGCTTGAAGTAGATCCTCCGGTATTTGACGAACTACTTCCCGTGCTAGCATTATTTGTCGTTCCTTGAGTTGAATTTGTAGAACCAGTATTTTGAGAAGTATTTTGAGTAGTTGCAGTCGTAGGCTGAGGTGTTGGTGTAGGTGTGGGAGTGCTAACTGGAGGAGGTGATACATTTACAGTTGTATTTGCTGTTTGTTGAGCAGCATTAGTAGCTGCCTGTGTTGCCTGTTGAGTAGTTTGTTGGGTAGTTTGTTGGGTTGCTGTTGTAGCTACTTGATTTGTAGAACAAGGACTTAAATTACTCCACCATAAATATGTTTGTTCTAACCAAGCTTGTAGAGTTCCATTTTGAAAATCTTGTGATGTAAATGTTCTAGATTTATCATAATAAGTAACAACCGTTGCACCATTTAAAGGTACAGAAAATATTTTTACTTCACCAGTACAACGGTCAACATAAGTTTGTATTAAATTTTGAGCAGATACAAAGTTACTTATTAAAAATAATAATAAAACAAATATTTTTTTCATTAATGGTCAAATACACCCTTACGAATCATCCTTTTAACTATCTTAGCCACAGCTGTTTCTAATGCTTTTCTAGTAGTAATACCAATAGAAGAGGAATTGAATTTTACTTCGTCTAAGTTGTCTGAATTTGATAAGGTAAGTTCTCTAGTAGTAATAGCTTTACCTAATCCAGAACCTGTCATATAGAGCCCTGTTTCAGAATCAACTGCTCTAATTTGTAAACCTAATCTAGTTACAAGAGTATTTTTTACTCCGTCTTTTAGGTTTACCGTTTCATCTTCTGATACAGAGTAATCATATACTTCAACATAAATAAAAAATTTAGCTAAAGTAATCTTACCAATAATATTAGTTTCATTGGCAGTTATTCCCTTTTGAGATGCTTTATATTGTTTAACCATTCGATCTTTAATTTCGTCTCTAGTTTCAACGAATTCAAATCTCCAGGTTTCATCTAAAAAAGCAACAGTAATATTAGTTAGACCTAAGCCAACTCTATTATCTCTTAATTCAGGATATTGTTGTAATACATCTTCTGTAACACCTATATTAAGTAAGGCAACTGGTACTGGATCACCGTCATATTCAGGGATTGAAAGAATTGAGGTTGTTTTCTCGAAATCCGCTTGATAATCTTCTGTTGTTGTCTTACCAATAACTTGAGCTGAGGTATAGCTGCATACTAATAGTAGTAGAGCTAATACTTTTTTACCCAAGGGTATCGAAAATACCCCAAGTTGCGTTGTTAAATTGTGATGGATTAGTTACAAGTTCGAAAATTACCTTTCCGAGGCCTGTAACGACTACTGCAGCTAATAAATTTAACCATACTGCTAGGACATAGTCAATAGGTGTCTCACACTCACTCATGAGTGTTTTGTAGTTTGTAATAAAATTTTTCATTCCGCTTCACTGGTTTTAAAATTGATTAATGTTTATATAACTAATTGTTGTTGGAACCTGTCCCAATCAAAAGCTGAGCCAGGGTCTGTTTTTCCTTTACCTTTACCTCTAACGTGATCTCCCGATACATCTGAATGACGTACAACACGATTAGAAGGTATATTATATTTATCCATCCAAAACTTAAATACTTTAACAGTTTGTTCAAACTGTGCTTCAGAATAAGTCCCAGGTGTTTTTATTTTTTTACTAAAACTAGCATAATCATTAGTACCGGGTACTAATAGTTCTACTCCTAAGTAATAAGAATTTAATCCAGATAAACCTTCATGTAGGGATTTTCCAGCATGAAATGCTTTACCGGGTGTTTCAACCATTTTGTCATAAGTTCCATCGGGTTTAATAAATCCATGAACTGATAGACCTAATTTTGTTAAAAAATCTTTAGCATATAATTTTTGTCCTTCATATACTAGATATTCAGACATTGAATGTAAAATAATTCCTTTAGGTTGTATAGCCATATCTTAAAAATTATCGTAATCTATTTGATCACCACAGTTATCACAAAATTTAGGATGTCCTTCTTCTATAAGAGTAGGTGGAGGTGTTAGTGGTTCGTCATCTCTACCGTTAAACCAATAATCAATAATACGAGAATAGGAACCTAAAAATGCTCCTAATACTAATAATAATATTTCTTTCCATTCTTGATTAATTGCAGGAGTATCTCCATCTCCTAAAATAGCAGCTCCAATTCCTACCATAATAAAAGCAAATGTTCCTAATACAACCGATGTAATTACAAATCTGTTTTTATTTCTATTTTTTTGGGTATGTGAGGTTTGTTCCATAGTCTAATCTTTATTATAAATATATATTACCAATCTAGTCCTTCTTCTTTACGTTTTTCAGTCTCAGTCTTTTTTGGTGTTGGTTTAACATATACCCTCTTAACGACAGTATCTTTTTTTGCTTCTTGTTGAGGTATATTTACTATTACAGTTGGTTGAGCAGGGGTAGATACTTCTGATTTATCTTCCTCTTCACCCCCCACAAATTTATTAATCATCACTCCTCCTACTGAAGTGATAGCTAAGACTATTACGCCTATTATTGCGTTTTTAATTTCTTTCATCTTAAATTTATGTTTGTTGTTCCAACCTTAGTTTGATCTCTATACAACTCTAATCTATAGGAGCTTTTAGGTAAAGTTGATGTATACACTCTAAATAAATTATCACCTAGTTTACCACTAACCTTTTCTTTAGAGACAATTCTATTTGAGATATCTAACACTGTTATAAAGTACTCACCTTCAGTATCAAGTTTTACGTTCATATTGATTACATCTGTAGCAAAGTTACTTTCTAACTTTATACCTACTAATGCATCAATTTTTAATTCCTGTGGAATCTCTTCCATATAGATCGGTTCGTAAATCTCGTCTGTTGAGCAGGCAAGAAAAAGAGTAAATAAAACTGTTTGATAATATTTTATAAATTTCCAGTTCATCTTAATTTATGTTTAATGTTAATTTATCACCATTAGCTCTAACAGCATCTGTGTTTTCGAAATAGAATAAACCTGTTGTGTTGTTTACTGTACCAACCGTATCGAATATTAATTTAAAAGGTATGCCTTCTTTTATATTAGTTGAACCATCTACTGATAGAGATCCGAATAGTAATCCTTTGTTTAATGTTTTAGAGAAATTAGTAGCTGTGTTACCTGTATCGTACACAATATCTTTTAATACAAGTCTATTTGTATCGTATTTGATTCTAGCTTGCATTCCTACAATATTAGTACCGGAATGATTTAATTCTACTATTACTTGTCCTCCTTCTATTTTACTAACCATATCAAAGTTAACAGTACCAACTGCTTTAGATGACAGGCTAATGTCTGCTTTTGCTGCTTTTGCTGTTATTTGTGCAGGATAAGCTGTACTGTGAGATTGATCTAAATCAACATGATGCCAATATCCAAAAGTAAATGTCTGTCCTTCTTCAGTAGGGGTAAATTCACTAGACCATCCTCCTCCTGTACCGCCTTCTGATTTATTGAGTGCTACAGAAGCTCCTAATACCTCTTCATTATAATCTTCTATTTTTACTGTAGCAGTACATCCGTGGTACCAAGTACCATCTTCTGCCTGTTCAGGTAAACAGTACCCTGGACCGTCACCTCCTGAAACATCTACTCCCATCACATAAGCAAGTATACCGTATGTATCTGCAGAGTTAAGTGTGCCGTCTAAGTTAGCGTCTGCTGAGAATCCTTCAAACCCGTTGTATATATAATCTCCTCCGTTTATACCTACATCAGTTAAAAACTTAAATGCTCTATAAGCATCTGTAACTGTATGTACATCTGGAATGTATGAGCCATCTATTGGCTCTAAAGTAAATAAAGAATATACAGAATCTAATTTTACATCATTTATTACTACATCAGCATTTGCATCTAAAGTGTAAGTAGTCGGCATTTCTTGCAGCCCCATTGATCCTTTAGCTACGTTTACTTGAAAATTAGTAGGGTCTAAAGTGTTAGGTAAATCAAAATGTAATTTAGTAGAGTATGTTACTGCTTCTTCAATTGAATAAAGATATCTAGCTTCTGACTTATCAGCATAAATAGAGGTAGGTAAAGCAGCGTCTGTGTCTTCTAATCCAGCTAAATTAATTCTGAATTCTTTCTCTACGTCTGCTGCCGATCCCGGTTTAACATCAAAACACATGTCAAATATAGAAGTAGCTGTAGTGTAGTCTCCAGGAGATAATAAATCTTGGAACGATTTAGTGGATAGCTGTATTGCTATCCTTACAACACTCCATTTAGCATTTTGAGGTGCATAAGATATATTACCAGCTTTCCAGTCTATATACTTTTGCATCAAGTTATGATTATCTAAAGAGTTAAAACTTGTATTAGAGAAATCATATTTTTCTGTTACCACTCCAGGGTCACTTATAATGCCTATGCCTGGAAAATCAAAACAACCTTCTACAGGTGTGATTAAGTCGTGGTTATATTGAATGTCTAAAAATAGATACTTAAAGTTAACTAAAGCATCATAATCTGCAGTACCAACTGCTGACATATGTAACTCCATTCTAAGTACTTCTCCTTCTTGAATAGGGTTTGTTTCATCAACTACTGCGTCTGTATCTTGATTTACAAGTTTAAGTCCAAACTGTACATTCTGTCCAAATGTGAGTAGAGGT